CTGAAACGGCCTATGAGGCCATAACCCAACGGTGTTTAAGTGTAACGGCACCGTGCCGTGCGGATCGCTCTAAGCTCTCCTCCGCCTTGGACCATGTCGACTCATCCCCTTCATCGTACTCTTTCAAGTACTGTGAGGCGATGGACGCCGATAGGCCTAGCTGATCAAAAGGATTGAGATCCTTCTTTTCAGCAAGCGAAAGTAGAGACTTTTGAAGCGCACCGTACCCGTCCAGCTCATCTGTGCGATAAACTGGTTCAGCTACCCAGGCCTTAACTTCCTTGGCCTGATACTTCGGATTCCAGCGCTCATTACTACTTGAGCGCCAGCCCGAATGGTACTGCCGGATACGTCCAAGCGCAGGTGATAACTCGTCAACCACTGGAAGATCTCCAATGATCTTCTCACACACAGAAAACATGTGCGAGCTCGTCTCGCCGTAACCTCTCTTTGCAAAGAGATTCGCGGTTTTGACCCACGAGATTATTTCCTTTGCTTGCCGCTTGTTGTTCGGGCGCATTTGTCTTATGTACGTGGGTGTTACCTCCACGCCTGCATATGCGTCCATACCGCATGACTCTCTGAACTTCCCAGTCCAGAAAGACTTCGATATGTTCACCTTACATTGGTACTTTTGTAGGTGATCGACAACAATAGCTGCCCATTCACGGGGTATCAATATATCATCCCCGTAAACGTAAACGTTCCGCGAAACGTTATAGACTTCGCGGCGCGTTACAGGTCGGTTCTGCCCTCGCAGTAGAGCCACTACACATATAGTGTAGAAGTACATTGACTCCACTGGAAAGCAGAGAGCACTCCCCATGGAAGCGAATTTCTTCAGAGGTCCAACAACTGGGCCTCCTGGGATCTTCGCACGCGTTGACCTGCATGCTATGATCGCGTCCCGCAAATCTGGGTTGCAATCGAACATGCGAATTGCCAGGTCGAATAAAACTCGATCTGACGCATCAGATAAGTCGATTGTTGCCAACCGCTCATCCTTCGACGAACTCATAGCGAGCTGTCGGTTCACACCCTGATCAGTAAAGTTCACATGACCACGGGAGAGTTCCGATTTCTCAAGAAGGGAATACAATTCCTTCCTGATACCCTGTTGCGTGTATTGCATGCAACAAGGCTCTATTGCTATGATCCTAGGTCCTTTCTGTGTCTTAGGAACGCAAGTCACCTTTACAGGCTTCTCTCGTTTTTCAGAGACGATAGTTACATTATGGAACTCCTTCTCATTGTAGGCATTTAGTGAATATGCCCACTCTAAGAAGGGAAAGTAAGGTTCCAACCTATCGTGCCAGACTTGCCAATTAAATTTCTGATTTCCAGAAATCTTTTCAGCAGTTGCTCCAGGACCGTGTTTAGGGACAAGTTGTCTGATATCAACATCAAACAGACAATCCCAAAGCACAGTAGCAACTTGGACAAAAGCATCCACATCGCTCTGCTGAAGCGCGGCCACATCCAGTTCGTGCTCAGTTTGCACGAAGTTCTTGAGGGCGGATCGCACACGATTTTCAGTGCAATCCATCTCGAGCTTCTTAAAGGCATACGCCAGCTGGCGTACGCCTTCAACGCAAGAGATATCCAAAATCTCTTCATCCAAAATCCTCCCTGTTACCCGGTCGAACACTTGACTGAGCATACCTTGTAGAAATGCAGGGATTGCTCCAACCTTCTTGAATGAACGGAAGGCTGTTGAGTCAATTTGCCCACTGGATAGACTTCTCTCGAAGTCCTTACCAAATTGGGGAAGGGTCAGCGTCAAGAATGCTAATCCTTCGTGTTTGACCCGTGATGAAATTGTCATCTCATCACGTAAATCGGGTTGAGCTGCAGCACACTTGGCTAGCACATCTCTATAGATGCACATAGCCAGCTCTAGTTGACAAATTTCTTGGCTTTTCATTGTTCCTCCTATACGGGGGTGACAATCCAGCCATAACGTCCGCCGGTGCTACCCAGAAACCCGGTAGCAACCATCGGCCTACCCTCGGAGCTTTGTAGGGATTTAATGGAGCCGATCTGCAGATCTTCTTGCAGACCGGCCCCACTACTAAGCTTCCGAAAACGCGAATGGAAATGTTTCTTCGCTCATTTCTTTGAGGAAGACAAGTCAGTGGATACATCACCTAACGGGGCCGCTAAGCCCTCGATGGTTGTATCTTAACTTGTAGACCTTGTAGCCGATTTCACGGCATGAGTGCGGCCTTCTATTCTTCGGAATATCAGGTCGAGAACCACGCTAGCGAGCAATCTAAGACTCGCCAGCAAGGATTTTGAGAACATTCGCGTCCGAGAGCCAGGTTACGAAACCTGCCTTAACGAAGTTGATATCGGCGTCGGTGAAACCGTAAGACGGTTCGTCGATGACGATATACACCCCTAGAGACTTGTAGTCATTGATCGCTGTTAAAGGATCAGCGGCAACAACTTTCTTGTCAATACGAGCCATATGCCGGACACGTTTGCCCGACTCCTGATGGGATATACGAAACTTGTATACCCCGTCGGCGGTCACGTACTCGGAGGACAGACCATCCGATTTAACTCGGACGAGCGTCTGTGCAACACCGTTAATTGTGATGGTTTGAGGATCGGCGAAAGCCATGGTTCATCTCCTAAAAGCTTTTAATGTTTTGGGTTTATAGAACCTCACCATACCAAACCAACATTAGAAAAGTCTGGTGGCTTGATTAAAGTTCTACTGCGGTTGACTGTCAGTGGTCTCCTGGATAAACCGTACCTAGGGAAACCTAGTGCAGCCAGTATTGACCATTGATAACTGGAGAAACTTCCGCTATCAATAGTAAAACCAAATGCGCTTGCATGCCTTCGGGTTTTAGCGTGGTATTCACGCGTCCACTCGAAAAACCGATCCCCGTATGGGGGCTTGAATTTGATCCAAGTAGCGTTTTTCATGACGCCAACGGTCTCTCTCATTATGAAGGCATACTTAGCGGCCATGTTGTTCTCCAATTGGGTGGTATAGTTGGCAATATTCTCACCAACGTTCCCATACCAATCGGCTAACCATGACCAAGGTGTTAGATTCCACACTAAAAGCGGTGAGATCCGGATACCATACATGCGTAACCATATTCGCATTGCGTTCATCGGCCCCTCCGGGCTGTCGAACTCAGGTACCCAGTAACGGAAGCATCCCCTAAACCAGGTCCTACTAGATACTCCGTAGGTTATCCTGGAATAGGAACCTTTGCCGTTGCCCGCTGGCGTTACCACTAGAGGATTTATATTAATCGCAGGAGAAGGCATAACATATTGTGTATGTTGTGCTGTACTCTCTGCAATCAACACCTCAGGTGATGCGCCTGTAGAACTGACAGGACCCCCTCGTCTTATCCACGATCCGTTCATGCGAATACAGTTGTATCGTATCGCCTCCACGCGCTCAAATGAGTCGTGAAGTTTCACGAGATCGCTTAAAAACGGAACCCAACCGAAGTTGGTGTTCAACCAGTGATTGGCAATGTCGCTCGGCATAAATCGCCGATGCGGCCTACCTTTCATTAAGCCTTTCCATGTTTCTGAAAAGACACTGGCGGTGGTACGTAGCATTGGCAAGAGCTGTCCAATTTCTCCGACAGTTTGACCCATATCAGCCGCGTACAACTTCGGCGCGTATTTATTCCACGCCTTTGGTCCTTCGTCGGTGCCTACGCCGAACTCTCCGGTGAACTTTCCGGACGAGCCGACGTTCTGGAGGTCTGCGGTAGTAAATGGAGTCTGGGGCCACTGGGCAGGAAGAAACCCGCCCACGTACCTCATTCCGTCAGTCATTCCGACGGGTGGTACATAGAAGCTCTCGACTCCCCGCAGCACAGAATGATCGTAACAGTTAATGCTGGAGAAATCTCCACCAGAGTCACTCTCGTAAATACGCGGCTTATGAGGCCGCCACGAGGTTGTCCATGCCTTCTCAGGCATGGTCCGAGGCGCGTCAAATACCCGAAAGTAGGTTCTCGATTTGAGTTCCCTCTTTCCGCGGTACTGAGCCAAATCATCTTGCGATGGTTTGGTCTCAACGAGCTTAACTACCTTAGGCTTATATGCCTTCGGCGGTCGCTCCTTCAACACCTTTGGACTCCATTGGGGATGGACATTGTCCCAGGTTACCTGTTTGTGGCCTTCAGTAGAGGTAGTCTTGATGGTAATGGGCGTTTGAGGAAGCCCATTCCACCAGTTATACCTCGTACTGACGCCACAAGCGACTTGTCGACTGACAAGCCCAGGGCCCTGTACCCGCTTACGCGTTAACTTAACGATCGGCACTTCGCCACCTCCGCGCAAATGATTCTAGGGCTATGTGAAATGCAGCTCACACAACCCAGGTCCCCTGA